ATGCATACAAGCATCATACTTACCTGCTACATTGAAGGTAATTGATGCATTTCTATACTTGTTACCATTATCCTCAACTACAAGAGTGTCCTCGAAAGAAGCACTGTTCTTTGCAGGCTCAATATGATAAACACTTGCTCCAGATGCATACTCAATATTTGTAATTTCCTCGCATCCACTTCCGCCTGATGTTGTATCAGCACTCGTACCAGTGATGTCTTCATAGTTAACCAAGTAAAGGTCAACAATCTCTGGAAGTGAGTAACCACAAGAGGTTGTACGAAGTAAGTTTCTATTTAATTTACAAATAGCCATAATTATATAATTATTTTATCTTTATTATTTTCTTTTAAATGATGGGGTTAACCGTATTGTTAACCCCAAGTATCTAGTGGTTTTCGTTTAAGGTTTGCTTACAACGAACAACTCAGGAAGTATAATACCAACTGCTATGTTTGAGATAGCAAGAACTCTGAACATATTATCTCCAGTAGTATCTCTCATATCAATAAGTTTATACTCGATGTTACTATCAAATGTGTCATAACCAAGAACAAGATTTCTTGCAGGACCAAATATGATAGTATTCTTAGACTGCATTGTTGGAATTACTTCGTAACCCATAATCCAAACTCTACCATTTTCTCTAGCATAGTTAGAGAAGATAGACTCCTTATTTGGGCAACAAACTTTACCAAGAGCAACCTCTAACAAACGAACATCCTGATGGTTCATAAAGATTTTGTAGCCTTCAGTATCAACTTCAGCGTTACCAGCTACTTCAAGACCCTTCATTATAACTGCCTCAACCTGAGAAATAGCGTTGTCAACAGTAATAGTTGCACCACTAACCTTTGTTACGCCACTGTTATCATCAAACTGCTTCTCAACACCGTCAACAGCCTTAAGATAAGTCTTAGTTGAACCACTATAATCCTCGTCACCCTTCCAGAAAATTTCCTGATACTCCTGACTCATCTTTCTGCGAAGTTTGTCAAAATACCAATCTGCGAATGTCTGAGGTATTCCACCTCTAAGACTGATTTCAGTCTGGTCTACAAGGAATGTGTTCCAGAATGTATCATAACAGTTTTCTTGGTTAACCTTGATTGCTGCTGGCTCAATGTAAGCCTCTGCCAATGAAGCAGCACCTGCTGGGGTGAATGGACAAGTATATAACTGCCAAGCATCGCCAATCTCACCAGTATACATCTTCATCTTACCCTTAACGCCATCCATCATAGTGATTCCGTACTGTCTCAAATCAATATCATAGATGTCCTTTGAGAAGATTTCCTGTGCTTCTTTACCACAGTATGTCAATCCACTAACGTTAATGAAATTTGCCATATTAATTTTATATTAGATTTAATTATTATTTTTATTTACATAAACATATGCATCATTCTGCAACATACTTAAATCAGTCAAATTAACACTTTTTAACTATTAAAATTTGTTAATTTGGATAATTTTTTGTATATTTGTAATGTTCAAAGACATTCTGCTTTGAATCTTTTTTATTAACTAAATTTTTAATATTATGTTTATTACTAAAAAACAATTTTATGACTTAGTTCCTCCAAAAGGGTGGGATGAAATTTACAAAGAAATGATAACAACCCATGAGAAAATATTGCTGCGATATTTTTCATGTGTAAAATTTGGAGGGTTTGAAAGACCCGCATTATATATGATTGATAGGGAAACATTTACAAATGACCAAGGTGGGCTTTTCAGATATGTAATATGCAGGTATTATATGGAGAAAATTGTTCCACATTGCAGCAAAATTGAAGTTCTTTTTACCTACGATAAAAAAGGCGAATGTAATATAGACAGTTTACTTGATTTTTTTGAAAGTTCTTGGAAATATTTCATTGAATATCATTCTGATTTTGTAAATTTTGTAACAAATAAGGTATAATAATGGAAAATTGTAAATGTAAAGTCTGTGGAAAAGAATTTTGGTATGGCGATGAAAATTCGCCATGCCTTACTGACAAAAAATGGAGAAAAGTTGTTAATTTTTACAATCTTGGATTATATGAAAAAAAGGCATCAAAACTATATTCTAAAGCAGACCCTTTACTTAATGAAAATTTTGTAGATAAGGATGAATACCATCTTTATATATGTTCTGACTGTATGGAAAAGGCACTTGGAAGAAAAATTATGCCAACAGACTTACAAACGCCAGCTGCAAAAGCTGATGGAAGGTGGTATTATAACAAAGCATTCGAAGAAAAATATTTTAAATAATGAAAAAGAAATATTTTACAGAAGAAGAAAGAAAAGCAGCAAGAAAAGAACAAAAAAGGAAATGGGATGAAGAACACAGAGAAAAGAAAAGAGAACAAGATAGACGTTGGAAAAACACCCATAAAGAAGAAAGAAAAAAATATAATGAACAGTATTACAATACTTTAATTGGTAGAGCAAATTTGTTGATAAATCATTATATTAGAGCGGACAAAGAATCTAATCGTATATGTGATGAACTACCTGAAGATTACGTTGATTCTGAATGGGTAATGGAAGAAATTCAGAAAGGATGTACTTACAAAGACAAATGCGGCACAACTGATTGGAAGAAAACTGGTCTTAATAGAATTGATATTACACTTCCACACACCAAAGATAATTGTGAACCTTGTTGTTGGGAATGTAATAAAAGAATTGAGTATGAAAGAAAAAAGAAGCCAGTTGACCAAATTGACCCATTAACCAATGAAATTGTGGCTTCTTATTCATGTCTTGAAGATGCTGCTAATGCAATTGGCGCACATCATTCTAATATTAGTTCTTGTTGCTACGGTAAGCGAAATACAGTAAAGGGCTACATCTGGAAATTTCAGATGTAACCCTTTATGTTTTTAATAGCCCAAATAAGTTGCCATTTGCTGGCGCCACTGCGAATATGTATCCTTTGGGTTAGGTTTTGCGTTTGTTGAGACAGGCTTTGTTGAAGGTTGCTTACCTAACGCTTTTATTTTTTCTTGTAAGCCGCCATTCATTTCCTTTAACGCCTCAATTTCTGATTTGAGCGAACTAATAAGTTCCTCAAGATGATTATCTTCCTTCTTTGGCTCTTCTTTTGCCTCTTCAGGCTCATTTTTAGGCTCTACAGGCTCTTCTTTTGGTTCTTCCTTTACCTCTGTAGGCTCTTCAACTTTTGGCTCTTCCTGAGGCTTTTCTTCAGCCTTTGGGGTTTCCTCTTCCAACTTCTCTTCAACCACTTCCTCAACTGACTCTTCAGTTGGTTTCTCTTCTTTTCCTAATGCTTCGAATAGGATGGACTTTAATTTTGCCCAGAATGTCTCATTTTCTACTTCCATATCGTTTTCGTTTTGCTTATTAAATTCCTCTAAATGTATTGCACTTTCAACACTAAAACCTTTCAATTCACCTGATTTTACTCTATCCCAAGTGTCGATGTTGTTAACCTTCATTCCAATCATCCAAGTGTTCTTTGGAACATTGAAACCTAGAGCATTTGCCTTGTCTCTGTATGGGTCTTCAACAATCCAGCTTTCGCATACATAAACCTCATCAACATTATCCTCATGTTGAAGATTTACCTCATGCTGACGGTAATCTTTCATAAAGTCCTGACTCATCTTAACAATACTATCCTCAGTAAAGTTGATGTAGAACTCCTGTTCACCGTTATTTCTGTAAATATCCTTATTTGGAATCAATGCAGGGCCATAGCAAATATGACGTTCATCAGATGATAATTTTACCTCAATTTCATCCTGTTTTGCTAAAGCCACATAATCGACCTCTATTGCTGGTTCTGAAACCATTGAAATCTTGTAGGTTTCTGAATCTAATCCAACCTTATATTTCTTAATTGTCTTTGCCATATGTACAAATATTTTTATAAACATATGTAAAAAGAAAAATGGCTGAAAGTTCACCTCTTTCAGCCTTATACAAGTCCATTTAACAGGTAGCAAGCCCGATACCTTGTACTATTTTATATGCAAAACCTGATTGTTCGTCTTTCCTTCCCTAGGAAGGCTAATATGTACCCAATTATAGCCATATTCATCAATGAGTTGACCAACTTTTATATCTCCATTCTTCACCATCTTATAAATAAGATTGAATAGAGCCTTATTCTGAGCCTTTGAGCCAACTTTAAGGTCTGCTGCTTCGCCTAGTCTATGCTGAGAGGTTTTAACGCCTCCAACAGCCTTATTTACAGCCTCAGAACGGAATCCTGATGTAACAACAATTGCTGAACCCCATCTATCTCTTATTGGTTGAAGGATTGTCTTTGCTAATTTTATCAATTTTTCCTTTTCTTCTGGGGTAGGGGTGTTATCCAATCCCAATCTCTTTGCAGTTGCTGAATAAATCAACTCATCATATGTGAAATTCTTAGTTATCTTCTCCATCTTTCTCAATTGTAAACCCATCAACGTTACTTAGCCATACAATACGACCATAATTGATGTTATTTCTTTCAAAATGATAACCCAACGGAGCAACATATTGTTGAACATAAGGGTTTTTATATTTTTGTAAGTTTTCCATTTGTTTTTATAAATCAAACGAGCCACCAAGACCAACATAAGGTTCTAAACCCTTGAATTGAAAGCCATAACCATATCCTGCTTGTACACCCAAATGGAATCTATTCCAGAAGGTTTTCTTCTTTTCAAGATACTTCGTTATTTCTACTGTATTTTCTATAATCTCTTTTGTAATCCTCAACTGAACTTTGGTTGAGTCTAAGGTTGCGTTTATACCTGTTATATAGTTCGTTACTATTGCAGTGTCGTTCTTTTGGCATAAGGTGTCTTGATAAACTTTATTTTCAGTTATGAGAAGCGTATCTTCTCCTTCTTTGGTGTAAAAAGTGTCAATTTTTGTCTTAATCACCACCTTTGGAATAGGTTTTTCCTTAAATATTGTTAAAGTGTCAACATATCTAAGTGTGTCTGTATGAAAAATAGTATCTGTTTCTCCCACTTTCGGTAGTGTTTGAGCATACCAGAGGGTACAGCCCATTAGAACACATATTAACAAACCTACTATTAGTAAAACATTGTTATTAAGTTTCATCTTCTTCTGGTATTTCTTCAATATCGCCGTTATTTCTTAAATTCTCCCTTTGTATAATCATTCTCTCAGTATGAGCAAGATGTTTGTCAATATTATGTTTCATTATTCTAGCTTCAGCATTAAAATACATTGAAACTCCAAACACTGCTGCTGAATATGTCATAGCCTGACCAAGTATCCAGAGTATTGATTGTTCACTTAATAAAAGTGGAACAAATGCTGCAATGCCTGTCAACAGCCAACCAAGTGTAAATGCAGCACAAGCACTTACAATTGCTAATTTTTCCTTAATATTCAGGTCTTTAAATGTTATTTTCATTTTATCCTTTTTTTATTAAACATATGATGAAAAAAAATGGGGAACATTTTAAGTTCCCCAAATCTTATTCACTTAAACCAGCAAGGGTTTGAACTCTTCTAACGTCTGCTTGTTTATTTGTAATGTCTACAACACTCACTACAACTGGACGTTGGTCTTGCATTACATAAATGTCTCTTAACTGCTCTTTAATGTCAACATTAGAAGGTAATACTGGCAGATAGCCACCATCTTCAAACTTTGTTCTAACATTTTGAATTGCTTTTCTAGGCTTTCCACTGTTATAGAACTCAAGCATATCAGATATGTCAATTCTCTTTTTCTTTGAATTAACGTATTCCAAAAGGTCTAAGTTCTTTGCTGTTGTGAGTCTGTTGGTGATATATTCACCACCTTCAACCTCTGCTCTACCTCCTAGAACCTTAACACCACCGTCTCTATGTCTGTTTCCAACAATTTGGCCTCCATCCAATTGTCCACCCTTTGCATAAGGCTTATTAGAAGCCATAATTGCAATTTGTGCTGCTGTTGTTGATGCAGCAAGAGCCATCAAAGGAATTGCAGGTATTGGCCAATTGTTCATTGCTGCATAAGTAACAGCCATTGCGCCATTAACAATTGCTTGAATCATGTTTCTTTCATACTCTGCCTTTTTCCTTTTCTTGTCAAGTTCATCCTGCTTTCTTTGCTGTTCTTCCTTTTGTTTTTCAATTCTTTTTTGTTCAGCCCAAGCAGCCCTTTGAGCCTCAATTTCAGCATTTAACTGGTCGATAAGATGTTGACGTCTATCACCTCTGGATGTAGCAAGTTCATCTTCAATATCATCAATTGCATCCTTATGCTTTTCAACTATTTCTTGCTGCTTATCAAGAGCCTTTTCAAGTGCTTCATTATCCTTGTCAATTTGTTCTTGTTCCTTATCGAAAGCAACATCTTCTGCATCCCATACAGCATTCATTATCTGATTGAATGCATTCATTGCCTCCTGAAGATACATTTGTATTGACTGAATAAAATCAGCAACAAGCATTTTTTGCTTATCTTTTACTTCCCTGATTGATTCATCAATAGACCTTTGCATTGCGTCTAACTCTGAATTTCTCATAAAGAAATCCTCTGGAGTTATCTCATTCTTGTCCAAAGATTGCTTCAAATTCTTCTTTTGCTCCTGAACTTCCTTTGAAAGACCTTCATATTGAGAGATTGAAGAACGGTAATTTCTCTTTGTCTTTGATGTCTGAACAACTCCCCAATCATTTTCTCTAACAGGTTGTTTTTGCATCAAATTGGCTATTTCATCCTGTTTAATTCTGATTGTTGAAATTACATCTTGATAATAGTTGTTATATGCTTGTTTCTTTGTGTTAAGACTATCTTGAAGGTTCTTCTCACTATCTGCTGCATACTGTTTCTCAAGAGAATTCATCTTTGAATTATGAGCATCCTGTTCATCCTGAATTAACTTGACAAACTGCTTGAAATCAATCTTTCCTTCGTTATATGCGTCAACAAGTTCACCTTTCATGTTTGCAAGTTGCCCCTGAAGTTTCTTTTCAAATGCACCCCAATCAAATCCTTCATCAGATTCATCTGGAACAAGCGGAACACCATGCTCTGATTCATATTTTGCCAATTCTTCCATCATTAATGATGTAGTCTTAGCGTCAGCAACCCTTTCATGCCTTAATTCCTCTTCCTTCTTATTGAAATCAAGTTCTCTTGCTAATTGTTCCTCTTGGGCTGCTTCTATTCTATCAGCACC